GCCTTGATTTCAGCCTCCTGGGCCTCGAATTTACGAATCTCAGGGGTAAGCATGGCGTACTTGCGTTTGGTGCTTGCAGGGGTCGTATACGCGCCTGCGGCAGGCATTGCGTGCATGCCATGCTGTTCGACTGGTACACCCTTGTGTTGCGGGCCAAGTAGCACGGCCACACCTTGATCGCCACCAGCGCCTGGTATGTAAACACCATCAAACCCAGCATCGATGATTGCGGACTCGACCGCGTTAAACCATTGGCCACGGTCATCACGGCCACCGGCTGATGCCTGGGCGCGCAGGCCAAGCGGGTCAGCCGCCGCGTCGTATAGGTTGTCCAGATAGACGGCGTGCACATTGCCGCCAACACCAGCCTCTGGGCGAATGCCGTTGCCGGTGTCCACATAGAAGTGGATGCGATTAGATAGGCGAGAGTCAGCGCCAGCCAGACGGCCAGCCTCTGCGCCTTTTAAGCCTGTTCCGTAGGCGAATCCGGCAAGACTATTCCGAGGTTGTTTTGAATAGTGGACACCAAGGACTGAAGTTGCTCCATCCCTGGCTGTGCCATATCGTTGGGCAACATCGAGATCGCTTGCTCGTAGGCGTTGAACGCCGCCTGCTCCGGTTCCTGATTGGGCAAAGACTGCGGGTTTTCCATGATCTTCCTTTCGTTTCTTGTTGCGCTTTACAGCGCGGTTTTGGTCGGCGACGGCGTCGTCATAGGTCTTGGACTTCTTGCCATCGCTAATCTTGTGCCAGCCGTAGTACGACTGGTCCAAGGCCATGAAGACGACATTCGGCTCGCCATTGTTAAAGTCGGCAAACGCTTCTTTGTTCCAGCCTTCGGGTGCCTGGGTGTCATCCCAGGGTAAACGCGAAGCCGCAACAAATCCGTGCGCGGCGTAGAACTCAGGCAGGATCGTCTCGAATGCATCCAGCTTGGTGCCACCTGCGGCCACGGCCAACTCCATGACAGAGCGGCCAGCGCCAGCTTGCGAGAACACCGACACGATGTCGCCATCAGGTTTGACAGCGACGCCGGACTTGCCGTCTTCAGACAAGAACAGGCGCATGCCTTGGTAGTCCTCGACTGGGTAGACGAAGACAGCCGCGCCCATGTCGCCACTGGCTTGTTTGCTGGCTGTGATGGCCTCAGAAAATCGTTGTGCATTCTGTGCATTGCCTTGCTCCAATTCGTAGAACTTGGGCACGGTGATACCGTTGTTTCGGTACACACGGGCCAGGCCTGCGCCTGCTTTCCATTCCTGCGAGTAGGTGACAAGTTGGCTTTTTAGAACCCGAACTTTTCCGCCATCTCCACTGCTTTTTGCCGTGTAAGACCAGGATTGTTTTTGATCGCCGCTTCGATTGGATCTTGCAATTCTGGTTGCGACTGCGCCTGCAAAGAGCCGTTTTTCTCTTTGAGTAAAGCCTCCAGCTTCGGCTTGCTCCTCTCCAGCGACCTGCGCTTGCTCATCCTGTAGTCGTGCTCGTCTTGCGCGTTCATCTTTGGACTCCTTCTTTAATGCGTTATTGATCTTGCGATCGGAAACACCCAAGCTACGCGCAACACCTGCGGCGGCGTTGGCGTAATCTGGGGCATCTTCATCACTATACCCGTCTGTTGACTCTTGGTCAACATTATTGTCTTTGGCTGATTCGTAGAGTCGTTTTTCTGCGTACCAGAGCACAGCCTGCAAATCGGCCATGGTCAGGTCGGCATAGGCTGGATCGGCCTGCAACTCAGCCAGGATCTGGGAGAAGACAGAGCGAATGTAGGTGCGCTCGTGAGGGCCAGCCGGGGCTTCCTTTTGGCCATCGTTGTACTTGGCCAGGCTGTTGCCGGCCTTGCGGATCTCTTCGCCGACCTTGGACTCGTTCATCTGCTCGCGCAGTTTGGGGTCCATGGAGGCCTTCTGGATGGCGTCAGCCAGGCGATTGACCTCGGTGTTGGCAATGTCCATGCCGATGACCTCAGAGAGGCGTGTGGCCTGTTCTGGTGTCGCGTTACGGATTGCCGCGTTCAGGCGGTTGGTGGCCGTCTCAACATGCTTGGGCAGGCTCTTAATGAGCGTGCCGGTCCAGCGGCCCCAGGTGCGGACCAGCCAGCGGTCCATCGTGAGGGAACTAAAGTCGCCATACAGGTTGGAGAAAAAGCCGTTGCCGATCTTGGGGCCAATGATGGCCGCGCCCTTGACCATGGTGTCTGCGTGCTCACCGCCTGGCTTGAGGTCTTTGCTGATCGCGCTGATCTCGCCCACAGTGAAGTTGGTCTGCATGAACTGACGCAGGTTCTTGATGCCCCAGGCGCCGACCAATTCGTTGAACAGGGCAAGCGAATCATTGATCGCGCCCTGGGCTTGTCCACCTTTGATGTTGGTGGGCATGACCTTGTTTTCTTTGTAGTAGGTGTAGGCCTTCTCAGCCAACTCAAAGTTCTTGTCGACCTTCAAGCCGTTCGATGTGACAGCCAGCGCCCAAGTAAATGCAAAGCGTGCGTCTTCGTTGGTCGCGATCTCTGGGTGCACCAATGCCATGACTGCCAGCGCCTGGCGTGTTTTCTCGTCGTACCAACCGATCGCATTCGGGTTTTGCTCGAGCGCAAACAGTGCGTCCTTGAGGCCCACGCGCACCAGGTAGTCAGTGGTTTGCGGTGATGGAACAGAAACATCGACACCGGCTTCAGTCGCGGCTTGTTGCACTGCGGTCTGGATCGCCATCTTGAGGTCGCGGCCCTTGTTCCACACCTGGCTCTTTGCCACCTCGAGTGCGTTCTTGAGTTCGGCCTGGTCTTCAACAGTCACAGGAATTTCTGCCTGTGCCTCAATCGCGGCCACATCGTCGGCCTCGGCATCCTCTTCGGAGTTGATTGCGTCAGAGTCGGTCAGTGATTCGGTTTGCAATACTTGATTGCCCTGGCGCAGGATGTCGGCATTTTCACGCGACCATGTGCCATCGTTGAATGGCGACTTGACTGCTGTGTTGTCGAACACCACGATCTCGCGTGCATCGGGTGCAACCTGCAAGATCACGCCGTCATAGCCTTGTGCCTGCAATTCGGCAGTGAATGCATCAGCGGCTTCGCGGCCACCAGCACGAATGCGTGCCTTGTCTTCCATGGTGGCCATGTAAGGATTCTCGAGGCGCGCATACAGTGGCATGACATTCTCACCAGCATTGCCGGTGCGACGCTTTTGCATGGCGTATATGTCGGCCATGTCAGCGCTGTCAGTCAGATACACACCAGTGCCAAGCCAGCCGCTGTCTTTGCGGTTTGGATGGTCAGGATCAAATGCAGTCACATTGTCGGCAGTGCCGTGGTACAGCGTCTGCGGTGCACCTGTTTCGTCTTGAAAAATAGACGAGCCAATCCAGTTGCGGAATGGCACGCTGTCAATCATCACGCGCTGGTCTTGGTTGAACAGGGCCATGCCACCAGGCTGTCCTTCTGCTCGCTCGACCTTGTACATGTAGCGGTTGTAGAACTCTGTCGGCATGATTTTGAGTGCCGCTGATTGAGTCACCACAAAGTCGCGCACAAGTTGCGCATTGATTCTGGCCGCGTTGTCGGTGTATTGCTTGGTTGCTTTGATCTGCTGGAACATCAAGCCTTCGACTTCACGCGCAGACTTCACAAACTCTTTGTTTGTCATCTCGACTTTGGCGTTAGCCTCCATCTGACTCTTCATGATTTCAGACTGGTTGTCGATGAACTCGCGTGCCTCGCGGCGCGTCATCATCTCACCTTCAATGCGCAAGTCATCGATCAGCGCTGTGCTGAACTCAGTCGGTGCAATGTTGGTTTGGTACTCGGTCACAGGGATGGCAATGTCGCCACCTGTTGCAACGGCTGTATCCAGTTGCTCACGCACTGATGGCGATACTTCTGCCACTCGTTCGGCCAAGCCAGATTGTTTGAGCGTTTCGCCGCTGATGTAAACCGTAGTGACATCAGTCTCTTGAGATACTTGGCCAATCCAATCGTTGAATGTTTCTGCACTGCGTGCTCGCACTTTGCTGGCGCGTGAAAACTCTTGGACTTTCTCGAATGCATTGGCACTGCGCTCGGCAGACTCAGCCTGCAACATTGTGCCGCGATAGTTGCCAGGCACTTCAACCAATGCTGTTGGGATCTCAGCAAACGCCTCGAGCAAGATCTCGCCTGGCTTGAACTCACCAGTCAATGCTTGTGCCGATGCTTCACCTGCGGCGCCGCCTACTGCTTGCACACCACCTTCGCCAACAACACGACTACCAACGCTCAACACTGTAGGTCTTGCGCCTTTGAGTAGCTTGCCTGCCATGCCGGCTGTCAATGCATCAAAAAATGCAATTGGCACGCCGCGTTTCATGGCTTTGTCTTTTGCTTCAGCCATGACTTTTTCATCAGTCAAAACTTTGTAGACAGCGTTTGGATCTTTCATGTCAGCACCGCTCGATGACATTACTTCATCAAGCGTTGATGCATATTCAGTAAAGAAGCTGGTTGTGCCTGCGGCAGTTGCCACAGCCAACGGACCCATAGGCACTGATGCGGCAGTCACTGCAATGCCAGGAGCGCCAATACCCATCGATTCAAAAATCACTTCCCTCACTGCGGCAGGGTTAGACACGATTGCAGAGAATGCTTCGCCAAAACTTTTTGCTTCACCAATTTCTTGCAGTCCGCGCTCAATGTTTTGAGGCATTGGAAACTTTTCAACATTGCGTTGATAGTTGGCCAGGTTTACAGCCTGCTGAACTTTTGGGTTGTAGGTGATGCCATTCGCTTCAGCCGCCGCTTGCTGTTGCGAGCGCAAACCTTTCATCATGGCTGTGTCTTCAAGCATGAGCGAGAAGCCCTTCTTAAATCGCGCATAGCCACGCTGGAATGGTTCGGTGATCTCTTCTAAGAATGAGCGCTCGATTGGTTTGATCGTGCCGTACTCACGCTCGATGCCTGCAAGGTTAGATGAATCGTCGTGCGAGATCTTTGCGTTGTTTGTGTTGCTTAACCATTGGCCAAGCAAGGGTGAGCGCTTGAGTGTTTCGTCAAACTCATTGAGTTGCACATTGCGATTGACTTGCGCGTAATTGCGCTGAACGATGTCGACTGGGATGCCAGACTTGTCTGATAGATTTTTTGCGCGTGCGGCCTCATCAGGATTTGCATCAAGTGCGCCATACAAGCTAGTGCGCAATTGCGTGCGCTGTGTGTCAACTACATTTGCGGCGGCTTGATCGAGATTTGGCGATTTTTTTACACCAGCAACTCGTGCGGCGGCGGCATCAAATTCATCATCAGGTACTAGCATCATGTCGTTGTGTCCTATTACTTCTGCTCGATGCCGTATGTCTCATACAGCACTGCATCAACTTGCGATTTTGTTGGGTTGGATACGCCATTGCGTTTAAGTGCTTCAGTAGCTTTGTTGCGCTGTGCATCAGTAAATGTTGGCTTGAACTTGCTTTCTTCACCGCGAGCACGCGCCTCATACCTGCGCATGTTTGGATCAGGTCTGTACCATGAGCCGGTCAACACTTCACCCTCAAGCACCAATCCATCAAGCACCTTTTGACGCTCGGCCTGGTTTAGCTTTCCGCCCTTGTTTACTTGTGCCGCGAACAATGCTTTGTTTGCTTCTTGCGTGAACATGCCAGCCTTCTCATCTTTTAGGCCTAGTTGCTTAGTCACTGCGGTGATTTGCTGTTGCGTTGTTACAGCCTCTGGCGCCTCGTTCTTTGTGCCGATCGTGCGTTGCAAATTGATGAAGTGATTGCGGTCACCAGGTGACAGCTTGTCAAAGTATTTGCGCAGATCAACCTTGGTCGGATCTTTGAAGTCAGGATTCGTCATGGCTTCTTGCGTCAACTGGTAGTAGACATTTGGATCTGTCTTGACTTCAGTTCCCTTTGTGCGCGCCTCAACATCAGCCTTTGCTGTGCGTTGCAGGCTGGCCAAGTCGGCGCCATCCATGCTGGCCAATATGCTTGGCGGGATCTTGCTGAAGTTGCCTGTCTCTGCATACGAGCGCCATGCTTTGTCTTTGGCGTCGTTCTGAGCGGCCTGGATGATGCCAGTGCGCTCGCTCTCAAAAATCTTCAAGCGCTGAACAACCTGGTCCTCTTCTTTGCCGGATAGCTTTTCACGAGCCATCTTGAGAGCGCCAGCAATGTTGTTGCCGCTACTGCTCCAGAATGATTCTGCGAGGCCTTGTTCTTTGGCGTCAGATGTGCCGATCTCGAGCGCTTTCTTTGTGCGCTGATAAGTCTCCGGCGTCATCTCATTGCCGTAGCGTTGCAGGTAGTCGCGTGCTTGATCTAAGTTCTGAGCATCGATCTGAGACTGCACAACCTGGCCGTGAATCTGGTTGGTTGCCTTCAAGATCAATTGCTCGCGCTGTGCACTCTTGGCTTCGTATCCAAGTTTGTCTGCCAGCTTATTAGCGCCATCTTTCGCGGCTCCGTAGTAAACAGCAAAGTCGCCTTGTGGATTTTTCCAACCAGCAGAGTAGCGAATCGCATCATTGACAAATGAGTCAACTTGGGCGCCGCTTTCCTTGATGTCGTAGTCGCGTTGCTCAACCAATGAGTGTTTGATGATTGCGCTGTTGGCACTGCGCATGCGAACGCCGGCAGAATTGCGCAACAAGATTTTTTGCACATCGTTCTCGGCTTGGCCAACAACATCCGTCAATGCGGCTTCAAGATCATTCTTGGTCTTCATTGCCGCGCCCACAGCATCCTTGCCTTTGAGCGTTAGGTATTGAGTTTCAATGGTGTCGGCTGATGCCGCAAATGTGTTGTAGAGTTCTTTGGCTTTGGCATCATCAACTTCACCTTGCAGGCGGTCTGCGATCTTCATCACAGTCGTGCCAAAAGACTGCACTGCCTGGCCAGTCTTTGCAATTTGCTCGCCGGCAAAATTGCGCATCGGCTCTACGCCTGGAGCCTGTATTGCAGGCATGTTGCCTACGCCTGCTTCTTGTGTTGGTAAATCGTAAATTGGTACTGTTGCCATGATTCGTCCTTAATCGATGCCAAGTTTTGCGGCCATTGCCGCAAGTTTGCGATCTTGGTACCAGGCATTGGCCACGGTTCCGGCACTGCCGAGAATGCTCGATCCAGCCGCCATGAATGGGCTGATAGTTGATGCGGAGCCTGCCAAGTTTGATGCAGACACATCCTGCATTGCTGATGCTGTCAAATAGTTTTGACGCTGTAGTCGTGCCGCTTCTGCGCTTCGGACGGTATCAGCGTTGACTGTCAGCATGTCGATCTCTTTCATGAGGTCGGTTGTTGCGATAGTCTCAACAGCACTGCCGACGCCCAGGTCAATACCTCGAGCGGCCATCGATGCGCGCTGTGAACTTTTGATCTTGCCGGCGCGCAGGCTAACCTGGCCTTGCTTGAGTTGGCCAGCACGCAGGATCTGCTGGGCTGTGAATTCAGCCTGGGCCGCATTGAGTTCCGAGATGTCGGACTGGAATCGCATCGAGGATGCTTGTGACTCCAGTTGTGCGATCTGGCTTTGGGCGGCGTAGTAGTTGCCAATGGCGCCAGTGACTGCCCCGCCAATTGCAAAGATGGACCCGGCCTGGCTCATTGCCTGTGTCCCGGTTCCGGTCAATAAGGTTGCCATGTGTCAAATCTCCTGTTTCACCTGGGCTTGGAGGACTGTGTTGACCTTACCTCCACAGCACCAGGTTCTTGCATGGTTGAACAGTATCCGTGTCACCGGATCTTACGGGTACCTTTACCCACCGATCGCAACCTCAAGGGTCATGCCGACGATGGTTAATGGCAGTGGATCAGACTGGCGGACAAACACCTGGCCGCTGTCGAGCCATGATGGTGTCAGCATGATCTGAATTTCTTGGGTCTTCAACTCAGGCGGCGTGCCGTATGGTTCGGTCGTCCTTTGTTTGGCCTCGACCAGATTGTCCGCGTTGGGTCCAATGAAAATACCGGACGACTGGTAAACGCGGAGCCATGCCTTGTTGACATTCTTGTAGCGACCCTGGCCCATGCCGTTGTCGATGCCCATGGCAAGCGGCAGGCTTTGCAGGTCTGAGTCGTATTCCAGGCCAATGTGGATGATGCTTGCGGCCCGGTCAATCGTAATCGATCCACTGGTCACAGTCTTCTTGGGTTGCACGGCTCCATCAGCCAGGATGGACACGCTCTTGCCCTCGAGCCAAGTCAAGCCACTGATCGTATTGCGTGCAAACGAATACAGCCTCGTGGCGGTGTTTCTGAGTGCGGATGGTAGTGTGACATCAACTCGAGCCGTTGCGACCGTTGTGGAGGTCGTGGAGCGGATTGTGAGGCGGTATGTGTTGCCGGCAGAGTCGGTCAGCACAATGGCGTCATTGACATCACTGGTGCCTGGGTAGGTAAAGATGGCAGTCGATGCTGTGATGGTCAGCACATCAGCCGGTCCCCAGGTTGTGCCACCGCTTACCGTGACCGTGGTGGCGGAGGTATTTGTGCCGTCATATGTTGCGCCTGAGTCAACAAAGAACGCGTCCTCGATTGAATCAAAGTGACGGCTGGCCATGCGCTCGACATAGCGTTTGGTGACGCCGCCAATGGTGCGCTTGACAACCACATACAAGCGGTCTTCGTTGCCTTCTGCAACCACGGTGCAAGACTCGAATGTGCCGTCGGTATCGTGCTTGTGCCACGCGCCCACTTGTTGCTCTGGCGTGTATGTCAAACCAAGCAACATGCCAGACGACGAGATGAACCAAATCATCTGGATCGGCGCCTTGGCAAATGCCATGTCAGTGATCTCGTAGTTGTCAAACAAGTTGGCAGAACGGATCGACAAGTCGTTGGTGATAAACCCACTGGCCTGCCAGTTGTAACCAAGTTCACGCACATGGCCACCGCGAGCAGAGCAGTACACCAAAGCGTTGTTGATGATCACCGGTTGAACATTCGATGCACCGATGTACGACTGTGGTCGAACAGAGATGGTGGTTGGTGTGATCTCGTCGCTGTTGAGAGATGACACGCGCCACTCAGCAGATCCAGTCAGCAACAACAACTGAGTCAACGGCACGATGTGGCGAATTGTGTTTGCTTCGCGAGCGGCCACGCGGAACTCGATGCGGTCGTCGTCACGAATTGGCAGGCCATAGCTGAGATTAGACTCAGTGCCTGACTTGGTCATCCAGATCTTTTGCGGTTCGTTGATGGTTCCAGCAAAACACCGACGCTGTTCGAAGTACGACACGGCTCCAGGGTAGTTGCCTGTGCTGGTGAATTCGTTGTCGTAGTTGGGAGGAGTAACCGACAGATCCGGCGCGATGTTGTTGTCGACGATGCTCGTGCCAGTCGTGCTTCCAATGTAGCCATACAGACCTCCCAACAGTTTGTAGACGCGGTAACGCGATGCGCCTGTCACTGCTGACCAGGAAATTGTGTTGGTCGCACCAGTGACAAAAATGTTGTTGGTGACTGATGCCACGCTTGAAGAGATGGACTCGCCAATCTCATCAGCGGCAATTGCTGTCACGACATAACTCATCGTCTCGTAAGTGTCTGCGTTGGTCGATGACGATGCAGGGATGTACCTGGTTGCAGTCACGCCACTGGGCGCGGCAATCGGAGATCCAAAGTTGATGGTGGTCAATGTCCAGTTGGTAGTGCCAAGCCTGCGCAGTTCACGCGGCGCATAGTTTGGGTGCACCAGCGTCATCACATCGGCTGACTGCACATAGTGAATGTCAAACAGATCAGCTTCTGCGTATGGGTTTGCAATCTCGTATGGCACACCACCTGACATCAATGTCGCGCCTTGTGTGTGAAAGCGTATGTAGCCTGGGCTTAACTCAATCACCATGGTTTGCGTGGTCGAGTATGTAAATGGGATCAGCCTGGTGCGCTTGGTGCTGTCTTTGACCTCGCGAACAAATGCAAACCCTGCGCGGTTTTCTGCCGGACCTTGTGGCGTGGCAATGAAGTTCTTCATCGTCGCCGCCCCGGTTTGATATTTCACATCATCGATGCGGCCAAACATCTCTGGCGACATCTCGCCGCCAGCAAATGATCGTTGTAGTGTGCGCACATTAGGCATGCTTATCTCCCTGCGATCCAGGACACGATGTGCTCTGGCTTGATCTGGCGCTCATTGGAATCAGACTCCATTGCTTTGCCAAGGTAGAGGTTCATCATGGTGATGCATCGCTTGGCTTCTGCGGCGCCCTGGTCACCTTTGATCACTGGGCCGGCAAGCATCGATGCGAGATGCCATGACAGCGTGGTGGTGAACAGTGCAGAGAATTTTGTTGGGTCGTTGATGCGAGCCGAGTAACGGATCACAGCTTGCTTTTGGTTGGTCAGAATAATTTGCGAACCATCCTGCGCTGTTTCAATTGCAAACTTCTGCGGAACATACTGGCCAGCGGCAACAGCCGGTGAATAGTTTGTGTAAAAGTCTGGGTAATTTTCAGGTGTGAATGCGGTGCTGTAGTCGTCACGCGCTTCTGGTGGTAGCACTGCAATGACGCTCATTGCGTCAGCGGGGTTGGCATATGCATGCCTCCACATTGGCCAGGAGTTTTCAACTTCAGCGCCGTATGCGCGTCTGGTTGCAAAAGCCCAACTGTGCATCTCGAGCAAAGTGTCTCGAGCGATTGGATAAAAGCGTTGGCAGTGTTCTGCCTGCGCAGATCCTTCTGGTGGATCGATGCTTGCGATGGTGGCGTTGTCGCCGAGGTGCGCCAGCGCAAGGTTACAGATGTCGACAACTGATGCCATCATGGCCTCCTAAATGTAAAAAGGGGACCGTGGTTTCCCAGCGGCCCCCCGTGACTTACGGCTTCCAATCAGGAAGGATTACACGGAGCCTTCATCAGCGCCGCGCTTGGCTTTGGGCGTCCACTTCTTTGCAGAGGTTTCAGCTTTGGCCTCGTTGCCTTCATCATCGATAGGAACCAGCGCAGATCCAGCGGGACCATCATAGTCGACGATCTCGCCTTCATTACGAAAGCCATTGTTGACAAAGCAAGGTGCGGTGACGCGGTATTTAGGCATGTGTAATTCTCCTTATTAGACTACGGTGAAGCCAGATGCGTAGAACTTCTTGCCGTCCTGAACATCCATAACGATGTCTGCAACAACCTTGCCGCCAGTGTTAGTGCCGGACACGGTGTAGCGAGCACCCAAGTAACGCTTGCCCAACGATGCGATTTGCGGATTCAAACGCACGGCAACATTCTTGCCAAGAGTCAGATCAGCAGTCACGATCGCGCCGGAAGCGCCAATCACCACGACATTGCTCGACAGAGCGGCGTTGTCAGCGATGATGACTTCGAAGTTGGTAGAAGTACCACCAGCAAAGGCTTCAGTCATTGCGAAGTTCATGTAAAGGTCGCCGCCTTCACCAATGTCGCGAGCAACAGACAGGTCGATCGTATCGGTCGACACAGCGGTTGTAGTCACGGCTTGGTCAGTGGAGACGCGGAGCAGTTTATCGGTAATCATGATGTGTTCCTTTCAGAGTTAAATTGACCAATTAGGAAATGGCCGCTTCGGTGTTGAGGATAGCGTCAACGCGACGGAGCGGAACTCCGAGGAACGACAGCCAAGAGTAAGGCATACCGAACTGGCTCAGACCTTCATTGATCTTCAAGACATACTGGCTCTTGTCCAAAGCCGCGATCGACAGACCAGAGTGCACAGTGCGGTTCATGTAGAACGCGGCACGGCCCATAGCCATGTTAGGGATGCGGTACAAAGAGCGAGCCATCAACTTGATGATCGCGGTTGCGGCAGTAGGTGCTTGTGTGCCAGTCTGGGCAATCAAGTCGCTCACATCGATGTTGGCGATGCGAACCACATAGCGCCAGTCTTTCACAACAAGACCGTTCTTCCACTGGTAGCGAGTAGCCAAAGCCTGCATGCGAGTGCCGTCACTGTTGTAAACGGTTTGCTCACCGAGGTCTTCGTGAATCAAGCCAGCCTTAGAACCTTTAGGGAACGGGCAGTACACAGTGTTGTCACCCCACACGACCAAGTAGATCGATGTGTTGTCAGAACCAGCGCCACCGGCTTTCAGAATGTTCTGACCGTTGGCGGCAGTGCTGTCGCTGTAGCGAGCGGCCAAGCCGAGGAACTGCTTGGGATCAACACCAGGGTTGCCGTAGAACAAAGTCGTGGCTTGAGTCTGGTTCATTGCTTCCAAGAATGCAGTGTCTTCAGACAGGCGGAATTGAGCGGTGTTGCCGTTCAACATTGCCAAGTCTTTGTCCACTTCAGAGCGGGCTTCCAAGATACCGCAAGCCTCGTCCACTTGTGCAGTGGTCGATTTGCTCGATGGGATACCTTGGTTCAGGGCACGCCAGTAAACAGTAGGCAAGCCAGTACGGATTACAACGCGTTCGCCGGTAGGCAAGTTGCCTTCCTTAAACACGCAGTCTTCCAAGATTTCGTTGCTCTGCGAAAGCAGTTCTGCAACGACGGGAACTCGACCGTCCGGGTCGACGCGTTTGGCCCAATCGGCCAGGGTGAGAGAGTTGTTCGACAAAGTAGCCATGATGGACTCCTATTTAAGATTGCTGATTTGAATAAAGCGCTGATGCTAAATCATTGAAACCCTTGGGGCCAGATTTCTGACCACCTCGAGTGCCGCCGACAAAGCGATCCTCACTGATTGCTTTGCCTGCCCTGTACATCAAGCGGATCATTTCCGGATGATTGCCCAGGCCAGACTCGTTTAACAACTTGCGCAGTTCTGGCGTACCAAACGAGTCGAGTGCTTTCTTCGCCACGACCAGGTTATCGTTGAGTTTGTCACCCCCGAATTCCTTGTCGGTGCGAGCCGATTCGGCCCATTCATTACGAGCAGTTTCCAGTGCTTGCATCTGACGCTCCAAGATCTTTGGTGCGACTTTGTCCAGCACTTTCTGCGCGGCGTCTTGTGGCAGATCCAATTCCTTGGCGATTTCCGAGAATGATTTAATCACCTCGGGGTCGAACTCGCGGCCTTCTCCTGCTTTGAATTCATACGCTTCCGGTGCTTTGGCCGTAGCCTTGTCACCGTTCTGGTCACCTTCGGCATTGCCAGTCTTCTGGCCATCCTGGCCAGCCTGCTGGTTCTGCGTACCGTCAGCCTGTTGCTGTGATGCCTGTTGCTCACCACCCGTCGGTTGTGTGCTCGAGGCGTCTTGCGATGCGGGGATGCCTTCAGTGGTCGTTGCGGCTTGATCCGTCATCAGCGATTCTGTCATTGGATTGCTCCTTTACCATTTGTGGATATAACTCAGGGCACTGAGCGTGAATCATCGCGAGCATGCGATTGCCGAAGTTCCTGTTACCTTCTGCGAATGCCATTTGCATCGAGTTGGTATTGAACGACAGCCGGAACACGCCGGATTGATCCATAAGACGCCACACTACACGGCGCCCCCTCTTGCTACCCATGAGCCACTTGATGTCCGCCTCCTCGTTTTCGCGGGCGAGTTTCTCGCGCATGTCTTTGTCAGACTTTGCACGCTCTTGCCCACGCAAATCGATCGGGTCAAATTCTTTGCTCATGGCGCCAATCTAACTACTGCACATTTGGATACGGGTACCCTCATGCCGCTACTTCATTAACGGTCACAATGACCGACGGTGTAATTGGCCTGGTTGGGCTGGTACCTGCCGCGTTGTAATGAAGATTTACGCGGGTATCTGGGGTATTCCACATGACTTGGAAATAGTCGCCAGCATTGGCTTCAACAAAAAAGTTCCAGGCCGCGACTGTCTTGCAGGCATTAGCCGAACCACTTATCGTAACTTTGGTGTTTGAATCAGAGACATCAACCCCGTTTTTTCTGAACCATATATCAACAACATCGGTACCAGAATTGGTCCTATCCAATTGAACTGAAAATTGAATGTTGTAAACACCAGCACGACTCACTGTAATTTTGGTTGTATCGACAATTGTTATCCCCCGAGATATGTCGGTTTCACCAAAAGTCATTGCGTACGCTGTGTTTGCCAAGGCGGCAGTTTGCGTTGTGTTGTCATGAAACAAGCCAAGTAACGGCGCACGCTGAAAGTAAAAGTCTGACCCATCAGGATCTTTGACTCCAACGATGTCGCCGGTCGTCTCGTCATACAGCCAGGGGGCGCCTTGGTACTTTTGGCGTGCTGTCATTTCTTGTCCTTGTCTTTGCCATACAGCTTTTCAGCCGCAGATTCCTTGAAATCCTTGCGGGTTGGCGCACCCTCTTCGCCAGGCTTACGCATGCGCTCGCCAGATCCTTCTTCGATCCGCTTACGCTTGGCGTGAATATTGGCCCAAAGTCCTGGTCCTGGCATGGTCAGTCCTTTTTCTTTTCTTTGTCTTTTGCTGGGTACATCTTGTCAGCCATCTGAGAAAAGTCGCGCCCAACAGATTGAGGTACATCCACCTTTTTGGCGAACTCCTTGTTGTGTGCAACAGCCTGCATGAAGCGGGCCTGTTTCTCAGACTTGGCTGGCATGATTACTCACCGGTGCCGTAAAGCATGGTCGATGCGTCGGCATTGCGCTGTTGCTGGTTGCCTTGGATCTCCATGTCGGTGATCTGCAACTCGATGCCCATGTCTTCGCCTTCGCCTTGAGTCTCGTATGCACGAGTCATCTTGACATAGGCTTTGGCCATGATGGTCATCTCAGTGCCAACCTTTGGCAATACGGTGATGCCCAGCTTCTCGAGTTCGTCTTTGCCCAGGCTGATGCACAGGCCGTATGGGTAACGCGGCTCGTCTGCTTCGTATTCGCCTGGCATCTCTTCGCGCTCGGCGGGCTTTTGCATGTTGATCATTGGCATGGTTATTCCTTTCAGGGTGTGTTGTATCCGGAGAACATATCGATCACATTGGTCAGCGCGCTTGGCTCTGTCGTTTGTGTCTGTGAGAGATCCTTTGCGATCAGTGCTTGCTGATGCATTGCGGCTTGTTGCTCTTTGGCCGCGAGTGCTTCATTGCGTGCACCGCGAATCAATGCGACTTGCTCGCCGCCCACCAGGATGTTGGGGTCTACGCCCAGCATATCGGCATAGGCATCGGCCCATGCGTCGCTGTTGAACTTGTCAAGCACCTCTGGCTTCATGTTGGCCACGACGCCCAGGTTGCCAACGAATCGGTCAACGCTGTTGGTGCCGATGGCACGCTGTGCCTGCGCCAGCATCGAGACAAACTCGACCGACAACTCCATGCCCTGCAATTCTGGAGGTGGTGGCAATAGCACACCAGCCTCGACCATGCGGGTGAATGTCATGTCGATCAATGGAGACAGCAACTCGTTGTGCAAACGCTCGAGCACTGGACCAAGCATGAGCAGTTTTTCTTCGTGACGCTCGGCCACTTCGGTCGCTGTCATGCGTGTGTCTGTTGCGTTGGCCAGCATCAAGAACAGGTCAGCATAGAACGCACCACGAACGCGGTCGCGGCAGTCTTGGATGTCGTTGAGCAGGTACTGCAAATTGAGGTTGACTTCAAACGCAGAGCGAATGCCACCGGTAGGTGAGTTCGCATCAACGAATGAAACGCCACCAGGCAGAGTCTCGACATCTCGGTTCTTCATCGAGGTCGGCACTTGCAATGGTGGTTTGACCTGGTAGTCAATCGCTTGGGCTTTGCGCAGTTGCTCGTGTTGCAATTGCTTGATGTCGCCCAATGCTTCCATGCCAGGGCTGTTGCCGTAGATGTCACCACCAGCAGTGGCCCAGCGTGGGGCCAATGCAGGGAACATCTTGAAGCCAGACTCGCGCAGGAACTTGTCGTTGTCGCCGCCCACCTCAAAGTGGTACGACGCAAATGGCATGTTCATGTTGTCGCGCTTGCGTGTGTCGCGATCAGATCGTGGCTCGATGGCGTGGATGATTGGCACCCAGGCATCAAGCGTGCCACGGTCAAACATGTTGCGCACAGTGGTTGAGCAGTTCTCGCGCCCGAACTCTTGCACCACCTCGGCCACGGTCTTCTCATACTCACGGTACAGAGTGTTGACGCTTCCCTGATAGTTGGTCGCGATGCAATACTCGCCGGTTGTCAGCGGGTAGTGATGGATGATGTTCTGAAAGTCAGGCAACACAATCGATGCGCCGGTACCAAATGCGCCGAGTTCCTCGTACATCTGATGCATTGCGCGGTATGTGTTGGACCGTTGAAACACCATCTGCATGCGACGCGTGGTGTCATCGAGCCACACCTTGACCGGCTGATACTTGTTGAGTTCAGGGTCTGCTGTGGCCAGGCGGAACCATGGTCGTGCTGGGCTTGTTGCACCAGCCATCATGCCAGCGCCAAGCACGCGCAGTGAGCGTGTGCCGGTGTTGTCATAGATGTTGTTGTGACGACGCCATCCTTTGTCACGGTCCTGGACGAAGTATCGGCCATTGCGTGGCAACAGGTAGGTTGTGATCTCTTGCCAGTGCGCCCACCAAGATGCACGCTCCGATTTGAGTTGTCCCCAGCGCGTGAACAGTTTGTCCCGCGTCGGGGCGTTTGGATACGACTGTGCGTCGCTGGGAAATTGACTCATGGTTTAACCGCCGAGAAGTGTGTTTCTGCCGAGTGCCAACTGTTGAGGGTCGATACCCTGCGGACCAGTTAGCATCGTGCCGCTGGCACCGCCAGCACCAGCCGCAGTTGCATCAGCCATGACGGCCTGAGTGTCAGGGCGGCGTTGGTTGGCCTTGTTGATGTTCTGCTGTGATGTTTCCGCCGCCTCTTTGGCTTGCGTTAGTTGTTGAGTCTGCGCCGCCTCTTGCTGACGAAGCGCTTGCTGTTGTTGCTTCTTGGCTTGTTCGCCACTGTACACAGAGTAGGTGGTACCCACTACTGCCGCCACTGCCGCTGTTACACCCATGATGATCTCCTTTAGATCTGAAAACTGAAGATGATGTCCTGCACACCGTAACCAAGGCGAGGCATCATCTTCTCCAATGGCGTGCCTGGTTTGGCATGCCACAGCATCAGACGGGCGCCGCGCTCTTTTGCCGCTTTCTCCGTTGCACGGATCAGTTGCAGTCCAAGTCGGCCACTCCTCTTGCTTTCAGTTACAAAGAGCAAGTCGTTGCTACATGTTATGAGGTCGGCATAGTGAAGATGATTCGTCACGATGTTCACCGAGTAACCCACAATCTCCGTGCCTTCAAAAGCGGCGAGGATCAACAGCATGCCGTTGGCCTCTGCGGCGCGATACTTAGCCTCATCGGGCTTGAGCACCATCACCTGCTTGTTCAAGGCAATCTCTTCCCAGTGTTCTGAGAACAACTCGCTTGCATTCGCAAGCATCTCGTCGACATTCGAAGGTCGGATTTCAGTCATGGGTTCCCCACTATTGACGCCACAGTAGTGGCTACATTATCGGATACGGGTACCTTGCGCATCGGGAACAGCGGAGTGACCGCGTCAATGATGATGTGGATGCGGTCGGTTTCCCCGTCGTTGCGTGCTGAGTGTCTGACCTTGTGGTCAAACCACCATGCCTCACCAGGTGCGATGTGATGCGTCTCGTCGCCTGCTGTCAGCGTCGCTTTGTCTGTGCCAGTGACGGCCACATGAAAGCGGGCATAGTGATCTGCGTAGGTGCCCTCGTCAATGTGCGGCGTGATGATGCCGCCTGGCCTGAGTTTGACAATGAGCACACGCCCCAACTCTTCGACCTTGAGCACATCGGTGAGCAGTGGCCGCAGGATCGGGACCAGGACATCGGCCAGCGTGTCCATCACCGGGTAGTCGTAAGCACCAGTGTCGTACATGTAGAAGTACGGCGTGAACTTCAGCGGCCCACGCGGGTAGATGCAGTGTGTGTCTTTATGTGCCGTGCCGGTGTATTCCTGGCGTGCAGTGATCTCATCCCACAGGTGTGGCATGGCCTCGAGCCTGGCCAACAAGGGCATGACATCGATGCCGGTGGCCACGCGTTCAAAGTTTGCTGTACGGGTCATACTCTTCCCTTTTGTTGTATCGGCCCAACTCCTGCATGATCGATCGCTTGGGTGTGTCCATCAGCGCCAAGCAGTAGGCAGACGCATAGTCAGGTGATCGACCGATCTTGTCGAGGATCTCTTCACGGCTGGCCACGGCCACGGTCTGGCCCACCAGCTTCCAGGTTGGCGCGCACAAGTCAGCGAGCAGTCGTTGATCTGGAGGCAACGCTATGCCGGTGTTGTTGGCTGGATCGAGCGCCTCACGCATGCGCCACCACAGTTCCGATCGTTGGTTCTTGAAGCGCAGGCGCCCAGACTTGTCCAGGCCCAGGGCTGACTCGGCCACATTGACGCCCAGCACCTGCTGGCCCATCTCGTTCAGGAAGTCATACGGGCTGGACCCGACGCCAATCACATCGATGTGGATCGGGGCGCGGTCACGCAGTGCAGACACCACCAGGCCAGCGATCGTCGGGCCATCGGGTGTGGCTGTGCCAGGGTAAGCCAGTGGCTCATCGAACCACATGCCGTGCCGCTTGGCGATGATCGTGTTGTCTTTACCGCCTCTGGCCACATCGACGCCCAGGCTATCCATCGGCGCCAGCTTGTCAGGACGCGTCCAGCGGGCCATAGCGGCCTCTGCCCATGCCGTGGGTATGACTTGCCAGGGATCGTCCTCCATGCCTGCCTGGAAGTCGCCATAGAGCATCTGTGAGCGCAGTGGCTCGGGTAGCGATTGAAGTTGTGCCATGTAGCCGGTCCCCATCAAGTAAGGGTTATCACTGATGCGTGAGGGGATGAAGGTACGCGAGAGCGGCGTGATCACTTCACCGTTGTGAGTAAAGGGTTTACCCGAATCGACCTCGACATCCTTGCCGTCGACCGTCGCAAAGTAGCGCAGTTCGCCAGGCTCTGCCGGGTTCGGGTGCTTCTTGTCCAGCCATGGCGCAAAGAACTGGATGATCCAGCGGCCCTCGGCTGTGGTTGGTGGGTTGAATGTCAGCAAGGCTTGGCACTTCTGGCCAGGCACAGTGGTACGCAACCAGCCAAGCAGGAAGCGCACGGCAGACTCGCGCATGTTTGCGGCTTCGTCAAACACCAGCAGGTCGTGCGGTCGGCCCTGGTACTTCTTCTCGTCGTCTGGGTTTGGGAACGATCCGAACTCGACCTGGATGGGCACGCCATCGACGCGCCTGGTCCGCCAGATATTGTCCTTGCCGTTGTAGCCATTGCGGCCACCAAGCAGTTCTGTGATGCGGTCCAGCACGCCGGTCAACTCGGTGCCGTTCAATCGAAAGATGCCGATCTTGCGATGGCTGGTCAATGCTTTACCGCAGGCCAGGTCAGTCTTGCCACCACCCGCCGCGCCGCCGTAGCCAATGATGTCGGCCTGGCTTTCGTACGCAATGGTTTGAGGCCCAGGCAATGGGCGCCACAAGGTCTTGTCGCTGGTCAGTAGTGAGTCGAGTTCTGCTCGCTCTTCATCGGTCAAGTACGCCAGCAATGCTGGGTCAAACGCCGCCGCCATTCTTGGCTTTCCGCGCCTGGGCTGTGGCCAAGATCGCTTGCAGTTTGGCCGCACGCTGGGTGTCGTCCATCGGCTCCATCAGTGGGTTGTCAGGATCGCCGGCCAATGTGGTGCGGTCGCCGTACTTCTTCGGGTTCCATTTGGCCAACAGCTTGAGCCGGTACTCTGCCCGGTTGCGTAGCCAGGCCACATGCGCGCTGTCGTATTTGGGATTGTCGCCACCAGTCATCAGTGGCTCGGTGTCGATGATCTCGAGCGCGTCGTCGGCAATGCAGTCATGGCCAATCTCACGCGCCTGCGCGAAGCGTTGAGCAAAGTCCTTGTCTTTTCCCATCCAAAGGTACACGGTCGAGTAGTGGATGCCATTGTTGCGGCACCACTCACGCAAGGTTTTGCCGGTCGTGATCCATTCGCAGATCTCATCGACCTTGTCTTGTGGCACAGGCTCTGGTGGCCTGCCCATTGGTCGCTTTTCAGTCTTCGGTTTCATCGATGATCTTTTTCCATCTATCAGGGGTTTGTGCTCGTCGCTCGTACTTGCAAATCTTTTTGATGGTGCTCAGAGGGATGTCGAAGATCTTGGATAGTTTGCGGTAGCCCACTTCCTCGTCTTCGTGCATGTCACGGATTTTGTCTATGACCTCATCCGGAAGGCGGGCATTGTGATGGGATGCGCCAATGCGGTATCCCTGTTCATTTACTGCCACAAATTGCACGCGCTTCTTACCCTTCATCTCATGACAACTAGGTACTGCTTAACGCTTCGGGGGTTTCTTGCCTTTGTCCTTGCCATAGCCCATGATTATCTCCTCGAGTGTCGTGCGAAGTTGCACAGTATTGATTTTGCATCATCATTGAATTTTCCGCAACGATGTCGCCAGTAATTTCGAGCGCCCAATTTATTCGTTGTGGGCTTATGTTCCATCCCTCCCGCGTGCGGTCGAGAATTTTTTTTGCTTGTTCGAGTGCTGTCATTTTTTTCTTCTTGTGTGTATTGAGGCCATCACGGCCTTGAGTTGTTCTACCGATTTGATGCCGCGTTTTTTTTCGCGGACATCGAGTTCATCCCTGCGCTTCCACAGTGGCAATGTCAGTAAATGCTTGGCTTCGCATTCGATCATCCACTCGCGTGACCATGAGCCAACGACACGACCATCGTGGAGCGTGACATCGATCTCGTATTGCTCGCGTGCTGTCAATGCTTTTGCTCCATGGCCGACATGTGCTTGAACCAGCCGTCGACGATCTCGATCGCCTCACGCATGACCATGTGCTCGAATGCGTGTTCGATCTTGCTTTCACCGCTGTCGTCATCCCAGCCAATAGCGAATGAGCAAACGCCCATGCCTTCAGGTTGGCAAAAGAATCGCAACTCAGGTGCGCCTTCTTGGTTCTGTTGTTTCAACATTACGATCTGGCCATATCGAACCACATCAAATACTCGTGCGAATTTCATAAGTCATCCTCAAAATAAAAATATATTGCCACACCAACAAGTGCGACACCCATTCCTGCGCCGATCATCAGTTCACCAATGACCATCATGATGTGCCCAATGTTCATCGCACATACTCCAGTCGAATGGTTCGATACACAACACCGTCGTGCCACTTCTTGTCTGACTCGATGTCATACAGTTCGATGATGTGTTCTGCCTCTGCAAACTTCATGCGCTGATTGCGAATGCTGAACATGTAGATCAGCGGCGCCTTTTGCGTTGAGTAGGCCTCGATCAATTGCGGCAACAGCAAGCGCTCTTTTTCTTTGATGTTGGCTGTGCCTTTGACATTGACAACGAAGGTGCGTTCATCACGCTGGATCACATAGTCCGGCATGTTGCGCAGTATTGGATTGAGATTGTAAAAGGCGCCCACATTGGCAAACTTCTCATCAAAGCCCAGGCGCGTGCAGTTCCACCCATTGCGCTCGCACCATTGCTCAAACATCTCTTCGCCGATATTGACACCGACACCTTGTCTGTCCTGGTAAGTTTGGTCCGCGTTCCCGTATGTCAAAACTTTCCTCCAATCTTCAGTTCGTTAAGTCTCAGCAATGTGTTCAATGATTCCTCTTGCTGTCTTCTGGTTGTGTTCAATTGCATGTCATCGGTCAAGTTCAAAGCGTGGCCAATTACATTGAACTCTTCGCCGGTTGTGCCCCACTTGCTTGTGCGCTCGTGCCTGTCTTTGACTGACTTAATTGCGGCCAGTGATTGCTCCATCAGTTCGCGTGCCTCGACAGAATCAAAGTGGTCACCGGACATCACATAGCCCCAGTTCAATCGAAAGCACACCGTGTTCCATGTGTACTCGTCAGCATCACCGGTCTTGAATTTTTGCAACTCCATGTGCGGTATAAATTGCAGATCGACTTCAGCCTCTTTGTTGTGGCGGAAAATCTTCGGCAATGCAAGCACCGGCTTTGGTCTGTACTTGCTTTTCTTTCTCACAACTTGATGCCTCGCACCATGTGCTCTTGGTCGATGCGCTTGCAATCGATCTCTGGCTTGTATGCTGGCCAATGACCTTCGCGCACCATGTCGCAGTAGTGTTGCTCTTCCTTGACGGCGTCTTCGTAATCCATCTGGTTGACGATTAAAAATGCGGCAAGCAATGCAAGCCATATCGAAATTGTTTTGATCATGCTCATGTTCTCTCCTTTGGTATTGCCATCTTTTGACGCAGTTCTTCCATCATCTTTTTAACCCTGGCTTTGTTCTGGGCCAATTGCTCATCGGTCAATTTGTATTCCAACTTCGCTGGCTCTGGCCGTGGTGCATTCCTGCATAGTTCCTTGAACTTGATGCAGTTGGGCACGCGTTCAGGCAAGTGCTCGAGTGCGTAGCCAATTGCCTCTGGCCACTTTGCAAAACCGCTGAGTTCATCAGCCCAGACGATCTTGGCGTTCTCGATGCCTGCGTCAATCCCGTTGACCATGCCGGTACCGTACTGGCCAAGGAACTCTCGACCGTAGACACCTTGCATGCGGGCAAAGATCTTCTCAACCCAAGCGCTTGGTAGTGGCTGGTTCTGATTCATAGATTTCTCCTTCGATGATGTTGCCTTGGTATTCGTCATGCTTTGGGATCAGGCCGATCGACCTGGCCATCGCTTCGTTGTTCAGTTGGTGCTGGGTTTTCTGCGGGCCTTTGTCTGCAACCCAATCTGCTTTGAACCCTGCCCATCCCCTTGCACAGCATTCGGTCAATGCGGCATTGAGTGACCAGCCTGCTTTGCGTGCCTCGCGCTCGATGCCTGCCATGGCTGTTTGCGTGACCGGCGCCTTCTTGGCCTTGCGGACTTTTGTGAATCCATCCCAAACTTCAGGTGACACGCCGTCAGGACATGGCAAGGGCTTGTCCCTTGTATTTATCTTTGTTTCCTGTTTTATGTTTACTGTTTCTTGTTTATTGTTTGGTTGCACGGTCGTTGAACGAGCGTTGGACCTGCGTTCAGCAGACGCCTTGCCCGCTCTGGATGCGGCTTCCAGCCTGTTGTGGTACTTGGCGATCTCTTCATCTGCCCTGCGATTGACCCATCCGGACCCCTCCACAAGTTCAAAAAATTCCTCGAGAACAGCCCCGACCTCGTCTTCGTGATCGCGCATGTTGATCGCCCGTGCAACGGTCGTTGAACACTCGTTCAACGGTTGTTCGTGCAGGTAGTACAGATCAAGCAGACGACGGTAAGCACAGTCCTCGATCACCGTGAGGTGCCGGGTGTGGCTTATGTAGTCGCCAATGTTGAATGAGTAGAAATGCATCACGCACCTACCTTGGCCTGGTCCATGATCTCTCTGATCTTGGACTCATTGGCACTCTTGGCGTTTTTTGTGCATGCAACGCAGGCCGCGTTGATCACATACTTTTCGGTTTCGCCGCAGGCTTTGCAGGGCTTACCGGTGTACTTGCGCTGGCCCTGGCGGGCGGCTTCAATTCGGGGGGATGACACTTGATGATCTCCATGTTGAGTTTCGGTCCACACATTGTAAACCAAAACCCAAACATGGAGTCAAGCGTTTTTTTACAGGTCGGCTTCTTTGACGAAAACGCCGTCGATCATTCGGCCTTTGCGGTCCTTGATTTCGTCGTAGGCCATCTCGATGCAGGCCTCGATGCTGAACCCCATTTGCTCGGCCAGGATGGTGAGCACCACCACAGCGTCGCCGATGCCGTCCATTACCTTGACCGTGTCTTTGCGGGCCAGGCCTGCGGCCAACTCGCCGATCTCTTCGATCAACTTGGTGAACTGCTTGTCGGTCGTGCTACCTGCAACCAGGTTGCGCTGGTGCGCCCAGCCACGAATGCGCACAAAGTCGTCATAAGTTTTCATTGGATACCTCAAAATGGAATGTCGTCGTCCATGTCTGCCATGTCACCGGCAGGCTGTTGCGTTTGTTGCGTTTGCTGTTTTTGTGCTGGCGCGTCACCTTTTGGTGGCAGGTCAATTTGGTCAACAGACATTCGCAGACTTGTTTTTGGTGTGCCATCCTTGGCTGTAAATGCCTCGAGTTTGACCGCGCCGCTAACGGTTACTCGCATGCCTTTGGCCAAATATGGTTGCAAGCTGGTGGCACGCTTGCCCCACAGCGCGCAGTCCACCCACATCGTTTCGGGTTTTTCGCGGTTGCCGGTTTGCACGCCAATTGAAAAATTCAGAATGTTGTCGCCGTTGAATTGGCGCAGTTCTGGATCTCTGCCAATGTTGCCAGTGAAAATTGATAAGTTCATGTGTGGGATTCCTTCAAAATTTGGACGCGTACAAAACCACCGATCTGTTCCGCGTCCACTCGTGCAGTCAGTGTTGTGAATTGTTTGTCGTTGATCTTGAGTGCATCAGCGACGCCGTCAAGGCCAGACTTCATCCTGGCCACCAGGTTGTCTCGATCGTAACTGCGCCGGTCGGGCGGAACGAACTCGAGCACCAGGTGCAGATTGCCAGCAATGTCTGGTCTTACGGCCCCCGCCTGCTCGAGCACCATGGCCCAGCATGCCTCACGGTATGAGGCTTTGACTTTTGAAACCTTGGACCAGTGCAGGCGTTTGTTCGGAGACAGTTCCGACGGTGGCCAGCCCAGCGTGAACTCAATCATTGACTTCGCGCCCAAACACGATGTCGTGCGCAGTGATGTCGATGCCACGCTCCCAGGCTAATTCCAGGAGGCGACGCTGTACAGAGGTCGGCACGATGCCGGTCTTTTGCCAGCGAGACACTGCGGCAGGATCGCGATTGAGGGCGCGGGCGAGTTTTCGTACCCCGCCAAACATGTCAATGGCCAGTTCAACTGGCGATGTGTGATTGAAAGTGTTGTTCATCCCTCAATGATGACACAGGCGCAACACCTTGTGAACCCTTGATTTACCTGGGTGGAACGAATACCCACATAAATCACTCGGAAAAGGTATTGCGTTGTGGATATGTGTTGATGTAAGATCACCACATCGGACGAAAAAACGATACCGCATTTAGCACCGAGCGATGGCCACCTGGCCTGACAGAGTTAGCTAAATGGCCGTGACGATATTTTGGGAAAGATCCGGACGCAGGCTTATTAACCCAACGCCTGCACCCTTTAAATGTTTTGACAATGGAGAGAATCATGACTGCAATCAACACCACACCCGCTTCTGCTGACGAACTCGGCACACTGCTCGCACAAATCGCGACGCTCACCAAGCAAGCCGACGCCCTCAAAGACGCCATGAAAGACCTGGCCAGCAACGGCGGTCCCACAGTATTCGAAGGCGCCCTGTTCAAGGCTTCGTACATCGAGTCCAACCGCGCTGTCACCGACTGGAAAAAAATGGCCGCTGACCTTGGCATCAGCGCAGACAAGATTGCCGAATACACCAGCACCACCGCTGTGTTCAGCATCAAAACAACTTCACGCTAATCAGGGGACCAACATGAGCACCATTACCAAAATTGCAAACCGTTTGTGGGTAGCACACATCGATGACGAGCGCGCCGATGGCAACAGCATCATCGTCACCCTGGACAACGACTTTGTTTTTGACGACGAGCGCGACTGTGGCGTGCGTGGGTTTGACACCCTCAAAGAGGCCGAGCAAGGCACCCGTCTCAACTGCGTTATCAACAGAAAAAATGTGATGCGCGATCAATTCATGGACAAAACCATTGTCCACATGGGCGACGCCTGGCGCGTGATTGGTGTTGGCGCTCACCGCGACGGCAACATCTTTTGCCACCTGGCCAGCACAACCCGTGGCCGTCAACAAAAGAACGGCTGGTGCCCAATCCAAATTGGCGACTGGGTTGACACCGCTGTGCTCCAGGCCGCTCGATGATTCAGTACGGCATCCTGGATGACGAGGGTGCCGTGGTGCGCTGGGTATGGGACAAACCACCATACCCGCACATCACGCGCAAAGTGCCCCGTCGTCGCAAACCCAAGTTCGACATCAGTCAATTACCAGACGCACCATTTTAAGGAGATCACCATGGATTCATACACAGCAACCGGCATCGCAGAAGGCTTTATCGAGGCCGACTCAGAGGACCAAGTCATCGAGGCTTGGCAGACATTGATTGACACCGGCCTGGCCTGGCAATTGCAAGGCTGGTTTGGCCGTCAGGCCCAGCGCCTGATTGAGGATGGCATCTGCCTACCCGCCGAAGAAAGCCGCCTGCTACGGGCCGCAAAAGCCCTTGGCAAGATCGAGTTTGTAAAGGTGGGGGCTTGATCATGTGGTTCACCTCTTCACACGGCACGATTGAGATCGAGATGACCATGGCCCAGGCTCAATCAGCATCACACCAGGGCCAATGCGACGCCGATGTCCTGGCCTTGTCCAACAACCGCAAGATCCGCCGGCAGTTGGAGCGCATCGAGCCAGCGGCATTGCGCAAAGAGTTGGCCGAGTACGGCGCCTGGGATGAGCAGGAGTTGGCCGACCATGAACAGAACATCCAGCGCATCCTTTGGATCGCGGCAGGCGACATTGTCGAAAATAGTCGTTGACACTACATCAACGATCTGGGTTATAATTTCAACGCATCACCACAAGGAGATACAAATGGCAGACATCAGCATACACAACACTAAGTCAATCGTCATCAGCGAAGTTCGCGAGATCAATGGCACAACTCCGCTGTACACGAGAGACATCACCATCACCGACGCCCGTGGCCACGAGGTCATCATCACTTGCTTTTCAACCAGCGAGGAAGCTGAAGAACTGCGGGTGATGCTGTGAAGCGCAACAACTACATCGCCGAGATCGAGCACCGCGTTTGCGGTATCCCTTGCATCATTGGCGTCACCGATTACGAGGGCTACACACCCGCGTATATCTCCGGCCCACCAGAGAACTGCTACCCAGCAGAGGGTGGGTTTGGAGACTTTGAGATCCTGGACCGCAAAGGCTATCGCGCCAAGTGGCTTGAGAAAAAACTCACAGCGCGAGAAGAGGACGCGATCCAGGAATTGATTTATGACCACATGGAGAATGACTGATGACTATTCAAAGAATCGAAATTGAGAACGAAAAGCAGTGGCTTGCCGAGCGGGCCAAGGATGTGACCAGCACCGAGGTGTCAGCCTTGTTTGGCTTGTCGCCTTACCTCACCGAGTTCGAACTGTTTCACCAAAAGCGCGACGGCGTGACCGTCAAGTTCGAACCCAATGAACGCATGAAGTGGGGCAACCGCCTGGAATCAGCTATCGCGCACGGCGCCGCTGAAGACATGGGCTGGAGCATTGCCAAGTTCAATGTGTACATGCGCGACCAGGCCGCACGCATTGGGTCCAGCTTTGACTTTGAGATCAAGTCAAGCGCCAATGGGCCAGGCATTCTCGAGGTCAAGAATGTCGACTGGGTGCAGTACCAAAAAAATTGGATCGACGATGGCAACGGCAACATCGAGGCGCCCGAGCACATCGAGTTACAGGTCCAGCATCAAATGGAAATTGCCGACTACAACTGGTGCGCGATCGTGGCGCTTGTCGGTGGCAACGAGCAAAAGATAGTCCTCCGAAATCGCGATCGGGACATTGGTAAAAGTATACGCGAACGCACCGGAGAATTCTGGAATCGTGTGCAGTCCAACACCGCGCCATCAGCCGACTACACCCGCGACGCCGAGTTCATCATCAAGCAGTTGCGCAACGGCGCAGATGAGGGCTTGGTGGCCGAGGCTGACCGCGAACTCGAGGACATGATCAAGCAGTTTGAATTCGTGCGCAGAGAGGCCAGCGATCTGGAAAAGATCAAGGAACAAAAGCGCGCAGAGATCCTGGATCGCATTGGCCGCGCCAGCAAAGTCCTCACCAGTTTTGGCTCGCTATCGACGGGGCAAGTCAAAGGCCGATCAGGCACTCTCATCACGCCTGAGATGGTCGGCACAGTCATCGGTGCAACCGAGGGCTATCGCAGTTTCCGTTTTTATCCCAAGAAGGAGAAGTAAACCATGGCAACCGAACAACGCATTTACAAAGTCGTCAGCAATGACAAAGCCTACCTGGTCCAAGCCATCAGCCAGGCACAAGCACTGCGCCATATCGCAGGCCGCATGTACCAGGTCGAAGCCGCCAGGCCCATCGATGTCGCCACGCTTATGAGCAACGGCATCAAACTCGAGGTGGCCAGCATGATCCCCGAGCAAGACCAACTGAAACTTGAAGGAGCACAAGCATGACTACAGGAACAGAACTCAGCCCCATCGAAGCAATGCGTGGCACCCTGGTGAAAATGCAACCAGAATTCCAGGCCGCACTGCCTCCGCAGATCCCGGTCGATAAGTTCATTCGCACCACGCTGACAGCAGTGCAAATGAACCCTGAACTGCTGAGTGCCGATCGCCGCAGTTTGCTGGGCGCATGCATGAAGGCCGCACAAGATGGTCTGCTGTTGGATGGCCGTGAAGCCGCGCCCGTGATCTTCAACACCAAAGAAGGCAAGAAGGTCCAGTACATGCCCATGGTCGGTGGCATCTTGAAAAAGATCCGAAACTCTGGCGAACTGTCTAGCATCAGCGCGCAGGTGGCCTATGACAAGGACCACTTTGAATACGAACTGGGCGACAACGAGAACATCGTTCACCGTCCATTCCTGGGCGAGGATCGCGGCAAGCCAATCGCTGTGTACGCTGTGGCGAAGACTAAAGACGGCGCGATCTACCGCGAGGTGATGAGCGTGTCCGATGTCGAGAAGGTGCGAGCATCAAGCCGCGCAGGCAAGTTTGGCCCATGGGCTGACTGGTGGGATGAGATGGCCAAGAAGACTGTGATTCGTCGCATGGCCAAGCGCCTGCCATCAAGCGCTGATCTGGACCAGGTTATCGCCAATGACAACGAGGCATCAGGATTCGTCCAGATCGAGCGCAGAGAGGCTGTAAACATCACGCCAATGCCAGAGGCCCAGCAAGCCCCTTTAAGCCGCCTGAAGGCCTCTATAGGCCAGCCGGCAGACGATGTCATTGACCAGGCAACTGGCGAGATCACACAACCGGAGGTGGCAAATGTCTCAGCTACTGACGCCTAAACAATTGTGCGAGCGATGGAAGGTCGCCGATAACACCCTGCGCAAGTGGCGGGTGGCCAACATTGGACCGGCCTACATCAAACTGGGCGATGGCCGAAACAGCGAGGTGCGTTACCGCATTGACGATGTCGAGGCTTTCGAGAAAAGCAATCGATTTACCACTGACAACAAATAAGGAAAGCCATGAGGAACAGAATGATCACTCTACTGATTGTCTGCTCCCTTGGCTGGATCAGTGGGTGCTCGAGTAACAAACCGATGCCACCCACCCCAGTCGAGCAGGAGTTGATTCTTGATAAACAGATTCACTCACTTAGCCGCAACGAAGTTATCACTGCGGTCCGTGAATGTGAAACAACAGGTCTTCGCGCCGTCATGATGTATGGAAAACGCAAAGTCAACGGGTACTCAGCAGACATCGTCATCGATGTCACATGCGCACCCAGGTAGAAAAAAACCCCAGGGCGCAAACCCTGGGGCTAACCGTCGTGAAGGAGTAGGCAACTGCTTATGCCCGACGGGATGGAGACAACTCAAACTAACTCAAAATGCGGGCCGTCAATGAACGGCCTTTTGTTTTGTTTGCGGCGTTCATCGATGTAGTGGTTCATGGCCTCTTCCATCGTGCCGCGCCACAGCCGGATGTCCTGCACATTCCATGCGGCGCCCCAGCGAATAGCAACATTCTTTTCAATCGCGGCCTGCTTCATTGCGTCGGCAATGTTGTCGTACAGATTGAGTTCCCATGACACCTGGCCATTGATGTAGGCCACCAGGTCAACAGCGTCGCCGGTCAAATGCTTTGACTCCATCGTCTGGCTTTTGCCAGTCTCGACATATTTGCGCTGAGTTTCCATGGTGCGCAAACCCTCAGTGACACCAAAGTCAACGGTGGAGATTTCGATGGCACGCACAACAACATCAACCATCTTGTCGTTCACGCCATCAAGGCGCTCGATGCTTCGCTGTGATAGTTTGAATGGCATAGTCACTCCTTGCCTGGTTGTTTTGCGCGCATGTCCATGATCTTCTCAAGCGTGCGACCGCCGAAGTAGAACGACATGATCAGCATGCCCCATTGGCCAAGCAACTCGACATACTTTTGATTGGTGTCGATGCCATACGCAGACATCATTGCAAAGGTCGTGTATGTGACCAGGATAAAAATCAGCGTCATAGGACGGATGTTTTTAGACAGCCATGAGTCACTGCCCATGTCAGCCTGCGCACGCTTGGTGACTTCTTGCGCCTCGATGTTGTCAGCGTTAAGTTCAGCCAGGCGCCCCTCTTGTTGCATCTTCAAAAGTTCTTGCTGTGCTTTTGCTTTTGCTTCTGGGTCTGGAATAAATTTGTCGAGCACTTTCATGCCGACATCAAATAATGCTGTCAATGGAAACATCTTTCACTCCTTGTTTTATTTGTTGTCTACCAACCAAGAAAAGAACCAAGTCATCATGCTCACTGCAAACATAATGAAGCCACCAATGATTCCGTAAAACTTCACATCATCCCAAAACATTTTTTTTGCTTTGGCAATGCGCGCAACTCTTGCACGCTCAACTCGTTCTTCTTCTGCTTTCTCTTCGCGAATTCTGCGACGCTCTGCTTGGAAGTCTTCCCACACTCCAGCCATGGGTGTGTGGTAAATCAAGAGTTCTTTCAGTTCTTGCTCGTACTGTTGAAGCTGTCTAACTCGCATCACATTTTCAAATGCTTGCATGTCGACAGATTTGGTCTTTATGACCTTGCCTTCAATCTCTTGCCCTGCTTTGCAAACAGCTTCTTGCGCTTCAAAAAACTTGCCAAGACTGTGGCTGATTTCGCTGGCTATGGACCCAACATCTCTACCTACGGCCTTGGCATCTTTGTATAAACTGACGGCGGCTTTGACTCCTGCCACAGCGGCTTGTGCAGTTGCGAACGCTGTGATTGGGTCCATACATCGTCAATCTTTATCTTCTTTGTGTTCGAGTTTTTTAAAGATCAATCCAAGCGTGCTATCGATCTTGTTGAACCCGTCCTTCATGTCTTGCTTTATCTCGCGCACAGCTTCTTTGAAGTCGTCTTTGCGCACATAGATTTCTGGTAGGTCGCGTTCAATTTGGCGAATGTCACCTTTGAGTTCTTTGATCGCGTCCCAGATAACTTTCAAGACCCAGCCCCCCAAAAATCCGCATACACCTACGACCCAGTTAAACAGCGTCTGGTCCATTGCTCATCCTTTTTTTTATGGCTGTTGATCTGGGACAACATCCCATGTTTGAGTTGATTCATTCCATGCATAGCGGCCACCATCAGTTGGCATTGCAACTGGTGCATCCCACAAGCAGGTGCTGTCATTCAACAACCAGCTTGCGTATGGCTTTGGCGGGATGAATGCATCACGCGTTGCGTCATAGCTGTAGCCAATGCCTGCGTAGTTTTTGCGCAATGCTTTGCTTTGATCAGCAGAAGGCTCGCCAGTTGCTGGGTCGTAGTGAACGCCACCACGGGTGTTGTATGAGGTCTGAATCCATTGACCAGGACTTGAGTCCACAAAGGTGTCAAAGAATTCTGGCTCGGCGACGATGACTTGCTCGACGATGCCGTTGTTTACTTTTGCAAAATGTGCCATGTGCTTCTCCTGTTATGCAGTATATGTTCCGCTGGATGTAAAGGTGTGAATTGTGTAACCGCCGCTTGATGTGACAGTTCCACCAGTCCCGCGTTGTGCGCCAGCATAGCGAATGATCACAACACCAGAACCACCGCTTGCGGCAGAACCATATCCACCACCGCCACCACCACCAGTGTTGGCAGTTCCAGCAACAGCGGCAGGGTATGAGCCTGGTTCAGGATAACGACCACCATTTCCGCCGCCACCAGTACCGCCAACGCCTGCGGCATAGTTTTCTGAACCACCACCGCCACCACCCCCGCGAGTGACGGAACTTCCAGTGATGTTTGATGCGACGCCTGGGCCACCATCGGCACGGACACCACCATCACTAGAACCTAAACCAACACCACCAGCACCGCCACCTCCGCCACCGCGAGAGTTTGATTGGCTTCCAGAAACAAGTCCACCGTGGCCACCAGCATATCCTTGGCCAGTAGTTCCTGCTCCACCTGGTTGTGAACTAGCGCGAGCAGTTCCGCCGCCACCAGATCCACCGGAACGAGAACTTGCGCTTGATGCATTACCGGTTCCACCGCCACCACCAATTGAAATAATGTTGCCAAAAGCAGAATTGCCGCCATCTCCGCCATATGTAACACCAGTTGAACCAGTACCGCCAGCACCAACAGTGACTGTGTAGTCAGAATACGGCGTCAATAAAATTGCACTTTCTGCTGACGCGCCGCCACCAGAACTTTGGCCAACTACAGAAGATCTATATCCGCCTGCACCTCCGCCGCCGCCGCCAGTTCCTGTTCCGCCACCGCCGCCAGCAATTACAAGATACTCAATGTTGTATGGCATTGCCACTTGTTCCCATTGGGTACCAGTGTAATTTTCAACTTTACCCAAGGTTGTATTAAAGCGTGTTTGTCCTACATGCGGTGAAGCAGGACGCTGTGCAGTCGTACCAGCAGGCAGATCAAACGCGCCAGTGCTCGTGTTGCTTTTGTCGCTGATTGATGCAGGCGTCACATTGTCGAGCGATGATGCATTGATGTCACCACCCGCGTCGACAATCACCTGCGATAAATTTCGTGCTTTGCTCATATCGATTCCTTATGCCGTGAATGTGCCGGACGAAGTGAAGGTGTGGTAGGTGTAGCCGCCGGACGATGTCACTGTGCCACCGGAAGCGCGTTGAGCACCTGAGTATCGCAAAATTACAATTCCGGAACCGCCAGATCCTGCTGGATAAGATGCATAAACACCACCACCTCCGCCGCCAGTGTTAGCTGTTCCTGAAGTTGCACTTCCGCTGGCTCCAGCGCCACCTCCACCAGATCCTCCGGCTCCACCTGAATTACCGCCGCCACCCCCGCCGCCTGCGTAAAAACCGCTTGCACCGGTGCTTGTTGCTGTTGCCCAAGTTGAATATGTGTTTGTTCCTGCGCCTCCTGCTCCTCCGGTGTTACTAACACCAACAGAACCAACAGCGCCAGCGCCACCACCACCACCAGCGGCAATTGTTCCAGGAGAACCAGCGCCACCAGCGTTTCCTTGACCTGATGTTCCAGCACCACCAGCATATGATTGTGCCGCGCCTCCACCACCAGAGCCACCAGAAACTCCAGCCTGCCCTGAATATCTGCCACATCCACCACCAATTGCAGTAAGAGTAGAAAATGCAATACTTGCTAAAGTTGAATTTGAACCGTTATTGCCAAAGTTGTTTATGGTATTAGCTGGACCTCCGGCGCCGACAACAACAGAAACAATACTGCCTCCATTAATGGCCATGGATGATGCAAGAACGCCTCCAGCACCGCCACCACCACCATCACCAGAACCGCCTCCTGCAATCACCAAATACTCAACCGTATATGGCAACCCAATATTAAATCGCACCCAAGATCCAGATAAATTGTCATACCACTCTGGAGATCCGGTTGTTGAATTCATTCTGTACATGCCAGAAGCTGGTGTTCCAGGGCGCTGTGCAGTAGTGCCAACAGGCATCATCATGTAACCAGTGCTTGTATTTGCTTGGTCTGAAATTGCAGTTGGTGTGACGGCAACAGTTTTGAATGTGTTGTCGCCAGCCAAAAATGTAGAACTGCTACGAGTACCAGTTGCATTCAATTTGCTGATGTTGACTGTATTGTCGTCAAGGCCAGAGCCGTTGAATGACGCAACATTAAATGTGCCAAACGCAACGATGTAAAGTTCATCGTTCAGCGCCGCACCAGAGCCAAGCACGATGCTGGTACCGGTCGTCGCGGTGTAGTCTGTCGGGTCCAGGTGAACGCCGTTCAAATACACATCGATGAAGCCTGCGTCATAGGTCAGCGTGTTGCCGTTTGCATCAGTGCCAGAGAATGAAGTCTGGCCAGAGGTGGCCACATACTTGTAGCGTTGGCTTGTTCCGTTCACGCTAGAGCCAGCAGGCACCCAACCACCAGAGCCGTACACAAACATCGTGTCGCTGGTAGTGTTGAAGTACATGTCACCTTCAAGCAATGCGCCACCGTTGTTGCGCAGTGTTGGCGCAGTGGCTTTGGCGCCCTGGTAGGTGTTGGCGTAATCGTTGATGTTGGAGACATTGTCTGCAACAGTTGGAATGTCGCTGGCCACACCAGCAACAGTGGTCACATCTGCACTGACACCAGCAACAGTCGTGACATTTGACGAGATGCCTGCAACAGTAGTGACATTCGCGGCAACGCCTGCAACTGTAGTCACATTTGCTGAGATTCCTGCCACCGTCGTGACATTAGGTGCAATGCCTGCAACCGTGTTCACATTACCTGCAACGCCTGCAACGGTGCTCACATCAGCGATGTTTGTGCCTACAGTGTTCACACTTGCGATGTTGTTCGCAACGACATCGATCTCGCTGGTCGGCTCGTTCAAGTCATTGGCAACAGTCGTGATAGCGGCAATGTTAGTCGCGGCAGTATTGATGTTTGTTGAGTTCGTCGCAACAGCGTTAATGTTGGTGCTGTTACCAGCCACTGCATTGATGTTGGTCGAGTTGCCTGCAACCGAGTTCACATTTGCAATGTTGGTTGCAGTTGTGTTCACATTGGCGATGTTGGTTGCAACAGTCGTGATGTTCGTGTTGTTCGCGGCAGTCGTGTTGACGCTTGAGATATTCGTGCCAACTGTGTTCACATTGGCGATGTTCGTGGCCACTGTGTCAATCTCAGAGACAGGCTCATTGAGATCGGACGCCACGGTGTTGATGTTGGCAATGTTTGTCGCCGCAGTCACCACGCTTGCGCTGTTTGTCGCAACAGTTGAAACACTACCAGAGATGCCTGCAACAGTAGTCACATTGGCGCTGATTCCACCAACAATATTGACATTGGCAATGTTGGTGCCGACGGTGTTCACATTCGTGATGTTGGCCGCGACAGTTTCAATCTCTGACACCGGCTCGTTCAAGTCAGCCGCAACAGTGTTGACTGATGCAATGTTTGTTCCGACAACAGTCACATTGGACGACACGCCAGCGACGGTGTTCACATTGCTGATGTTTGTCGCAACGGTGTTGACATTGGAAATGCTACCGGCGACAGAGTTGATCGATGCAATGTTGTTGGCGTCGATGTCCAGGTTGTCTGCACTGTCAGCCAAGCGCACGATGTCGGCCACAAGAGATGCGGCGTCTGCGCTACTGGTGATTGGCAATAGGGCCGCACGGTCAACAGCTTCTTGCAATTGCTGGATCTGAATCGTTGCGCGGTCCAGCGCGTCGGTGATAACTTCAGGGTAGAAGCCACCCTGGTTGGTCAGATCGGTTGGTTGAAGGTTTTCAATGTCCGAGGTGATGACCAGGTTGTAGCCAGTCGCCAGGGCGCCAGCAGACAGCGTGATTGTGCCGCCAGGGCTGGAGTTTTGGTCTTCGTTGACGGATGCGGTGAAGTCAGTATTGAGCACCAAAATCGTTTCGACATTGGTTGCAACGGTGAGTTTCACCACCTCCAGGTCAGAAGCCTGGAAGACCTTGAATGTAAAGGGGAAAGTCGCGGCTGTTCCGTTACCTATAAACGGACCGGCTTTCCGGCTATTTGAACTGATGGTCATGGACGGAACTCCTGGACAATTGTGAAGAGACTAAGCATTCTGGTTGTGGATACGGGTACCTTACTGTCTCGACGACTCGCTTGCTTTGCCAGTGGCAAGCCCGCGAATGTAGTCGACATCAGAGGTGGGTTTAATCTTGCCGCGCTCGACATCGATGGCATAGCCAATCGGTCTGCCAAGCACGGTTACGGGGATGCCGGTGACCAGGCTGATCATGGTCAGAATGTCGCGAACATTCTTGCCAGTGACCTCTTTGTCTGAATCGGCGATATTGATGCCAGCCTTAACCACACCAATCGTCGCGCCCTCGAGCGTTGAGACAGACGGGCTGGTTGTCATGCGGTCATCATAGGGCTTGTTGTTGAACGCGTTGAATGGCACGGTGGCCGCAGTACCAAACGGAACCAGGGCGACAGCACCACGCAGTTGTGAGCCAAAGAACCAACTCATGAACACATCCATGTAGCCGTCATCATCTTCGTCGTCCCAGCCTCCGCCAAGACTGCGCACGATGGCGTCAGCGACCAGCATTGGCAAGCCGAAGCCCAACAAGTAGGTCATGAACAGTTTGCCCTTTTGGCCACGCCAGCCAAGGTCGCGGAAGATCTTGATGTACTCGTTGGCATTCAAGTTGGCGATCATGTTGAAGTAGCCAGAGAACTGGATAAGCGTCTTGTAAAACGGCGAACCGACCTCAAACGCGGACAAGTCTTCAGGTTGTAGGCTTGACTGGGTCATACGCACAGCGGCGTCGGCGCGCTTGATCGCTTCGTTGCTTGCTGACTTCTCATCAACATCTGCGCCAAGTTCTGCGACTGTCTGGTTGTATGCGCCCACCCAGGTCACCACATCGACAAAGTTTTGAAAAGCCTGTTGCAAGAAGTAGCCATGCTTGTTGGACCACTTCTGGATCTTGTCAAACTTGGTTGGGTTGATCAGCAAGTCATTCATCATGTCTTGCACTTCGACCATCTGATTGCTCATGCGGTCAGCCATGAACGGCGACAATTCAGCAACAAACTCAGATTGCGTCGTTGGACTCTTCATGTAGTCGGCCAGGGCAGACTTCATGTATTTGCCTTCGACCTTGAGCAAGGCAGGGAAGAAGCCGGTCACCTGTTGCAACGCGTTGGTGATGTTGGCAAACATGATGCCAATACCAGTGCGGTTGCGAACTGCGCGCCAGAATGTATCGATGCTACGGTTCATGCCTACTTCGCTCGTGATCTGGCGAGCAGATCGATTGAGCCACGGCAGGATCATGTCCTCGATGACGGTCGGGTCCATCCTGGTGATGGTGTCTGCAAAATCACGCTTGCGGATGATCTTGAGTGTGTCGCGGATCGTTGGCTGTACGCGTGCAAAGCGGATCACATCATCGATGTGTTTGGCCATCACACGAATGTCCAGCGACAGTGCCTTGTTGTATTCGACGCGAGACTTCGTGAACCCTGCGCCAGTGCTTGGCATCGAGTTGCGGAAGTCGGCCTCGAGTTCTTCCATCTTGGCCTGACGCTGTGCGTCGCGAACTATGAACGGGTCAGTCTTCGCCGGAACATAGCCACCACGGTATGTGCCAAACGGTGTAACCACTGGGCGAGCCTCGACTTCTTTGAAATAGTAGCCGAAGATCTCGCGATGCGCCTCTTGCGCCATAGGCTTGAGTTCTTCATTTAGATCCCATACTGCTTGCACAAAATCAAAGTCGGCTTTAGTGAGCACTCCTTCATCAATCATGCGGTTCATAAAAGCATTCCATCGAGATGTGTCGACAGAGCCGTCTTCGTTGATTTGGCCCCAGCCTCGACCAGCAATCAGCTTCTTCATGTTGCTGTCGTTGCCGATATGCATCAATGCACCAAGCACTTCTGCCTTGCCGATGCCGCCGTTCTCGTTGCCAAATGTGTAGTTCAATTCTGGCGCATTGATCTTTTGCACTGGCAGATCCAGCTTGGAGATCATGTCGACATAGTCTTTGACATAGCGGTTGCGGTCAACGCGGTATTGATCAAGCGCGGCACGCAATGGACGCCAGATGTAATTGGTGAATGGGCCAGGACCAGCGGCTCCGTCAGTAGCATCAGCCCAGTGCTCGACCTTGCGGGTCAATGCTTTGGCGTTGTACAGGGCGCGGATGGCTTTTTCTTTTTTGCCAGGCGCCATGCGTTCACCGGCAACCTCTTCAGGCACTCCAATCTCATCGAGTCGCGCATTGAGTTCTGCAATGATCGAATCAAGCGCAACTGCTTTGCCTTCAATCATCACTTCGTTTTCACGCTTGGACTGGTACCACAACGCATCGACGATTTCCTTCATTTGACGGAATTCGTTCAGCGTCAACTTTTTGTAGTTGCGTGGGCCAGCGGTGGACTCGAGCAAGATTGGCTCGATGTCTGCATACAGGTCTGGGTTGTATGACTTGAGTTGCTCGACAAACTTTGCAGGATCGACATCACGCGGGCCAAGGCCATAGTGGCCAAGGATGTATCGTGCGGCGTTGACCAGATCGATGTTGCGATTCTTGGCCATCTTGGCATCGCCTTTGAAAATCTTGGCAAAGCCGTCAATGGCCTTGTCGATTTCTTTGCGTGCGTTGACTGCCTCGAGAGACAACTGGTTGTTGAGCAATTGGTTTTGCTTGGCCTTTGCGGCCTCAGTGGTCTTTCCAGCTTTGGATGCCTTGATGCTTTCCTTGGATGCGCGAGCCTCTGCCAAGGTGTAGTCACGCGGGCGGATCTCGCTGATGATCTTGTTGCCAATGATTGACTTGGCCGCAGTCTTGGCGGCTTGAATCATTAGGCGCGCAGGCTGTGTTGCCTTGGCCAGGTAGCGCAACTCGACGGCCACAAAGCGGGCGCGTGCTTCGTTGTGCAGTGCCTTCTGGATTTCCAACTCAATGCTGGCCGGGTCCAATAGGTCTGAGTATTCAGCAAGCATGCGCTCGTCGGTGCGACCATCGATCTCTTCTTTGATTGGCTTGGCATCGAGCAACGAGCGGACCAACTGATCTCCCGAGTCAAAGCCGAACATCGATGCCACCAGGTCAGGCGGCAGGCCTTCTTCAGCCAGCATGCCGTACTTGCCGTAACCCAATTTTGTCAGGTCAGGTGCAGGTGTCAGCGACTCTTTGCTTTCAGGGTAGAGCGCCTTCACATCGGCGATCTTGAGTTTGTGCCCAGTTAATGCCTGGATGTCTTGGCCGTTTTCATCTTTGGTGATGCCACGCTTCAAGAACTCCATGGCCACATAAACGCGATCTTCTTGAACTTCTGCGGCCACTTCTTCACGCACGCCTTTGCGGATGTCAGCCGTCTTGGCCTGCATCTCTTTGAGCACGCGAGAACGAGCATTGCCGAGCCACTTCAATTGGCGCAGGCTTGCCTGTGTCAACTCAGTGATCGATGCCTCTGTGGCCTCGGCCATCATTTCTTGGTACGCGGCCCACTCGGTGTCGTCCATGCCGGACTCTTGCTGAGTCTGGTACATGGGCACCATGCTGTTGACTGCTTCAGATTGTTTGATCTGCTCTTCGCTGGCCAGCATGCGGTCCATGACTTCACGCACTTCACCGGTCAGGATCGGCAAGTCTTCGCCGTTCTCTTGGCGATAGATCTGGTTGAGTTCGTCGCGGATCGATTTGTAAACGCGGCGCAACCAGGCGCTGAAACGCTCAAACATCGATTGCATTTGCAGGCTTGGAGCCTTGCCTTCAAACAAGTAGATCTCGTAGTTGTAGGCCCATTGCTCGTGGTACTTGCGTTGCTCATCGAGCGACAGCGCATTCCAGGTAGCTAGGTCTTTGATGCCAAACCAATCGAGCACAGTCTGCATGTCTTGCTTGTTCTGTTCGGTGGCGTCTGGGCGCGAGGCCATGTCGGCGTACACCGTTAAGAAAAAGTGCGCAGTCTCATGCAGGAAGGTGGACATATCCGCCTTCTCGTTGAGGATTGTGGTCAATCGTTTCGGATCGAACCCGCCGCGCTCTGGCTGGCGCAGGATTTGAGCCTGGGCAGACGGTGGGAAAAACTTGGCCACTGCTTCTGCGTCGGCCTCGTCAAATGTCAGAGTGCCAGCACGCAGTTGAGCCGATGGTGCCGCCGCCTTGATTTCAGCCTCCTGGGCCTCGAATTTACGAATCTCAGGGGTAAGCATGGCGTACTTGCGTTTGGTGCTTGCAGGGGTCGTATACGCGCCTGCGGCAGGCATTGCGTGCATGCCATGC